CGTTATTTTTAGTTGCCCACCTGCCCCGCATTGCCGTATAGGTTTCTGCATACTGGTTCTACACGCGCAGCGACGGATCAATGATCAGAGTTCATGGCGGGGCAGGCAGGTTTCCTTAGCTTTGCCACCGCAGCGCTGAGCGATCTCGACCGGGTACCGGCCCGGCATCATCTGGCGCTGATCGCCAGTCTGGAAGAGGTCGCTACCGGCCGATGTGACCGGCTGATGGTGCAGATGCCGCCAGGGTCCGCCAAGTCAACCTATGCGTCGGTGCTGTTTCCGGCGTATTTTTTGAGTCTGGCGCCGCGGCGGCAGGTGATTGCCACGGCGCATACGGCGTCGCTGGCGTGCTATTTCGGGCGGCACGTGCGCAATACGCTGAGCGAGCATGGCGAGCTGCTGGGCCTGACGTTGTCACGCGAGACGCGGGCGGCGGGCGCCTTTTCGCTGACCGATGGCGGCGAGTATTTTGCCGCCGGCGTCCGCGGCCCGATCACCGGCCGGCGGGCCGACCTTGTCTTGATCGATGATCCAGTTAAGTCCTGGGCGGAAGCGGAAAGTCCGGTCTATCGCGACGCGCTGCATGACTGGTACCGCGCCGAGTTGATTGCTCGGTTGAAGCCGAACGGCCGCGTGGTGTTGATCATGACCCGCTGGCATGAGGATGACCTGGCCGGCCGATTGTTGCAGTCCGAGGCCGAGTGGCGATGTTTGCGGCTGCCGGCGCTGGCGGAGGCGGATGATCCGATTGGTCGCTTGCCGGGGCAGGCGTTGTGGCCGGAATGGCAGGATGAAGCGGCGCTGGCACGGCGGCGGCAGGAGGTTGGTGAGCGAGCTTTCGCGGCGCTCTATCAGCAAACGCCACGACCACCGGATGATGCGTTCTTCAATACCGCGCGGATTAGGATTTTGCGTGAAGTCCCGACATTGGTGCGCAGCATCCGCGCGTGGGATTTGGCGGCGAGCGCGGCGACGGCGGGGCGGGACCCGGATTATACGGTGGGGCTCAAACTGGGGGCTACCCCGTCCGCCGAATTGATTGTTCTGGATATCATCAGAATTCGAGCGTCGCCGGGTGAGGTTGAGGCGCGGATTCTTGCGACAGCCAGAGACGATGGTCTGGAGACGCTGGTCGCGCTGCCGCGGGATCCGGGTCAGGCGGGTGCTGCCCAGATCGCGATGTTTGAGTCACGGCTTGCAGGATTTCATCTGAATACCTCGCCGGAGACGGGTTCCAAGGTGATGCGCGCGATGCCGGCGGCGACGCAGATTGATAACGGCAAGATCGCCATGCTGGCCGCGCCGTGGAATGCGAAATTCATTGCCGAGCTGTCGGGGTTTCCGGACTCTGCAAAGGACGATCAGGTGGATGCGCTCTCCAGGGCCGTGAACACTTTGTTGACGACGAGCGGCGCGGTGGCACGGCGGATCAACCTGCCGCTGCTGGGACGCTGACACCAATTATCTGCGAGGCCGAATGTTCGAAACGATCTGCGAAACGCTGCCATCCGACAGCGCGCTGCCGGCCCGTGTCCGCCGCTTGGATATTCTACGGCGCGTGCTGGATGGTACGCTTTACGACGGTCTTCCCTATCAGTTTCACGAGGAGCGTAACGGCGCAGGTGAGTATGTTCCGTTACGGCAACGGCGTCCCTCGGTGCGCTACGGGCTATGCCGCGTGGTGGTCGAGGACTCGGTCGCCTTGCTGTTCAGTGCTGCGCATTTTCCGGCGGTGGAGTGCGCCGATGCCGTTCTGACCAATGTCCTGCAGGATGTCATGCGGGAGAGCCGGCTGAATGAGGTGATGATCGACGCCGCGATCCGCGGTTCGGTGGGCTCGGTTGCCGTGTTGCTCAGAGTGTTACGCGGGCGGGTGTTTTTCTCGGTTCTGGAAAGTCTCTATTTGACACCGGTCTGGGAGGTCATGGCGCCGGATACGCTGTGCCTGGTGAGCGAGACCTATAAGGTGAGCGGCGCCGATCTGGCGGCGCACGGCTATACGGCCGTGGACCCGGCGGCGGTCTATTGGTTTCGTCGTGTCTGGGACACCAATTCTGAAACCTGGTATTTGCCGTGGCTGGTCAACGATCCACTGGCGGTGCCCGTGGTGGACCCGGCGCGCAGCGTGACGCATGGGCTGGGGTTCGTGCCGATTGTCTGGATCCGCAATCTGCCGGGTGGCGACGGCATTGATGGTGCCTGTAGTTTTCGAGCCGCGATCGATACCAATATCGAGATCGACTACCAGTTGAGTCAGGCTGGGCGCGGGCTGAAATACAGCTCCGACCCGACCTTGCTGATCAAAGAGCCGGCGACAAGCGACACTGAACTCATCAAGGGCGCGGGTAATGCGCTGGTGGTTTCAGAGAACGGCGATGCGCGGCTCCTGGAGATTGGCGGCAGCGCCTGCGAGGCGGTGATTTCCTATGTGCGGACGCTACGCGAGCTTGCGCTTGAGACGTTACATGGGAATCGCGCAAGTGCCGATCGGCTGACCGCCGCGCAATCCGGCCGGGCGCTGGAGTTGTTGAATCAGGGGTTGATCTGGCTCGCTGATAATCTGCGGATTTCTTATGGCGATGGCGGCGTTCTGGCATTGCTGAAAATGGTCGTTCTGGCGTCGCAGAATTTTCCGCTGTTGGTGAATGGCGAAGCCGTACCCGCGCTTGATCCGGCGCAGCGGCTCTCGCTGCGCTGGCCGCGCTGGTACCCGCTTTCGGCCGATGACCGACTGAAGGAGGCGCAGGCGGTCGCGACGCTGACGAATGCCGGACAGTTATCGCAGGCGAGCGGTGTGAAGACCTTGGCGGCCTTGCACGGGATTGCCGATGTGGAGGCGGAATTGGCTGAAATCAATCAGGATGCACCATGACAGATGCAGCGGATGAGACGTCGGAGAATTGGCAGTTGCGGGCCGAAAGCGCCGAGGCGGCGCTGCAACGTTCGCAGGCAGAGAGTGCGGCGCTGCTGATCCGGGCGGAGTTGAAGGCCGAGGCGATCCGCTCTGGTATGATCGATCTGGATGGGCTGAAACTGCTCGATACCGCCGGCTTGCGGCTGAATGAGCAGGGCGAGGTGGCTGACGCGGCCGCGATTATGATGAAATTAAAACGGTCCAAGCCATGGCTGTTCGGCGGCCCCGCCTCGTCTTCCGTTGCGGCCAATCCGCCGCGGCCGGAGGCGCCGCGTCCGCGCCATGCCAGCGAATTGAGTCATGAGGAATGGCAGGCGGCGCGTGCCGCGCTGCTCCGCCGGCGCTAGAGCATAATCGCTCTAAGTGCGATCGTGCTCGAGCTTTTTTCTCCGAGCGCGCTTCAGGGTTTCGGCTGCTTAAAGCGAGCAGACCTCAACCGATCGCACTTTAACGCAGGGCCGGACCGACAGTTGCTGAGACTTTTATTGGAAGGATTCTGATTGCGATGGGGATACAAAATTTTCCGGCGGCCTTGCAGCCGATTATTCAGCAGGGATTTCTGGACCGCGAGTTCGAGATGGCGCTCAAATCGCGACTCGGCTATCGGCTGATTGCCGATCGCGAGGAGTTCGCCGTCGGCATCGGCGAAACCCTGACCAAGACGCGGGCCGGGTTGAAGCCGAGCGTGACTGTGCCGCTCGCCGCCTCCACCAACACCAATCTGGACAACGGTTTGACCTCCTCCACCTGGGGTGTTGAACAATATACCATTTCGTTGAATTTCTATGCGGCGACGCAGGATCTCAACATGGTTACCAGCCGTGTGGGCATCGCAAGTCAGTTTCTGCAGAATGCGGCGACGAATGGTGAGCAGGCGGCGCGCAGCCTGGATGAACTGGCGCGCAACGCGTTGTTCGCGCCTTATTTCGGCGGCAATACCCGCGTTCTGACGAGCCTGACCAGTCCCGCGCCGAACCTGGAAGTTGATGACATTCGCGGGTTTCAGACGGTGTTCGTGAACGGTGTGCAGCAAGCGGTTTCCGCGACAGCGACGATGATCGTGACGGTGGGATCGGATGCCTATACTTTGGTGGGGGTAACGCCGGATGCGGTGAGTGTGGGGACGGCGCCGGGTGCGATTTCCGGCCAGTTGCTGTTCTCCGGCAATGTCAGCGTGGCGGATGGGACGGCGGGCAATGCGGTGCAGGCCGCGACCGCCAGCGCCATCGTGCGGCCTGCCAACCGGCTGACCACCGCCGCCCTGCAGGCGACGGATACGCTGACCATGGGCAGCCTGCTGGATGCGGTGGCGCTGTTGCGGCGCAATGCGGTCCCGCTGGTGGATGGGGTTTATAATTGCTATCTCGATCCGGTTTCGGCCCGGCAATTGTTCGCCGATCCGGATTTCAAGCAGTTGTTCCAGGGTGCGACGGCCAGCAATGCGGTGTTCCGTCAGGGCATGGTGAGCGACTTCCTCGGCCTGCGTTTCATCACCACCACCGAAGCCTATGTGCAGGCGCATCCGAGCATTGCCGGTCTATTCGTGCGACGGCCGATTGTCTGCGGCCAAGGCGCGTTGATCGAGGGCGATTTCGCCGGCATGGCGGCGGATGACGTCGCGCCGAAGGACAGCCTGGTCAATGTGATCGACAATGTGGCGATGGTAACGCGCGAGCCGATTGACCGGCTGCAGCAGATCATCGCGCAAAGCTGGTACTGGATTGGCGGATTCTGCGCGCCGTCCGACACCACGACGACGCCGAACACGGTGCCGACGGCAACCAACGCGAATTACAAGCGCGCCGTGATGCTTGAGCATATCGGTTAAGGAGCGGAACGATGGCCACTGGTTCGACGCAGCCCTTTCGCCCCGCCGGTACGATCGGCGCGGCGGCTTCGGCGACATCCGCCGCGGTGCAACTGGCGGGCGGCGGCAGCGCCGTGCTGGTTTACAATGCAACTGCGGCCACTGCATTTTTTAGATTGGGCGCGGCGGCGGGTCTGACGGCGCTGCTGACCGATACGCCTGTGCCGCCGGGCGCGCGGATGCTCGTGGACGGGGGACCATTCGTGAGCCATGCCGCGGTGATTTTGAGCGCTGGCAGCGGGACGGTATATTTCACGCTGGGCGACGGGGACACGTACTAACATGTCGGCGAGTGCCCCGAACGCCTTTACGGATGCGCAGAAGACCGACATCCGGCGCTTTTGCGGCTATCCGGCCTATGGCGCCGGCGCCGCGGGTTTTGAATCGTGGCGGTTCTTTCAGGCCTACGGGACGTTGGAATACCGGATGAACAACCTGTCGCCGGCCGAGATTGCGGTCACCGTGCAGTATCTGACGGCGTTGTACACGCTGGAGGCTGCGATCCCGCCGACCTCGGATAATCTGGACACCGAGGGAGCCGCGGCCTGGACGCATAACGCCGATGAGTTGCGTGACCGGAGCAATCTGTTCGACGCCTGGCGGCGCCGGCTGTGCGGCTTTCTGGGGCTGCCGCCTGGTCCGGCGCTTCTGTCCGATGGCATCCGGCTGGTCGTCTGACCATGGACGGTATCAGACTGGCTGACCGGCTGGCCTATGGCGCCGGATGCGCGGCGCGGCGTGTGGGGTTTCTGCACGATGCCTATCGTCCGGATGGACCGGGTGCCCCGATCTCGCTGGACAAAAGGTTTCTGCGGCTGGCCGTGGCGTTTGTGCTGCCTGGCGGCAGTACGGGTGCGCCCAGCGGCTTTGCGGTGCCGTTCCGGCAGGCCTGGGCGGATTGGAGCTACCTCGCGGTCGGCGATTATCTGTCTGGACCCGAGGGTACGTGTTTTGTCGCCGCCATCGAGCCGCCGAAGCCGATGCTGGTGGTCATGACGAATGCGGTGGTGAGCCTGGCACGGCCCGCGGCGCCGGTATTGAGCGGGGTGAACCCTTATGGCGCGGTGCTAGCCTCGGCGCAGACGGTTCTGATCACCGGTTTTCCGGCCAGTCTGCTGGTGGGCGGGGTGGGCGATCGGACCAAAGCTGGGCTGCCGGATGATACCCGCGTGCCGGGCTTCAAGGCGATGCTGCCGGCGGTGCCGTGCGTGCAGCCGCATGTCGCGGATATTCTGACCGATGAACGGGGTGAACGCTTTGTGGTGACCGCGGTGGAGCTGGCCGGGCAGGTATGGCGGCTCACGCTGGTGCAGGCGGTCAGCTGATGGCCGACCAGGCGGATGTGGAAACTGCGCTGACCGCGCTGGTGGCGAATGCGCTGTATCCCGGCGGCACGGCGGCACCAAGCGCGATTGGCGCCACCTGCCGGGTGTATCGCGGGTATCCCACGGCGCCGGCGCTGGATGCGGATCTGGCAGCGGGGATTGTGCATGTTTGCGTCAATGCCGCCACGCCGGTCCGCAACGTGACGCGCTATCCGCGCATCTGGCAGACGGTTACACCGGTGCCGGCGACTCTGCTGGTGACGGTGAATGGGCAGTCCGCAAGCTTTTCCGGGACCTGCGTGGCCGGACAACTGGCCGGGGTTGCGGTCAATGGCGCGCTGTTCCCCTATGCCGTGCTGGCCAGCGATACGCCGGCGACGGTGGCGAGCAACCTTGCGGCGCAGTTGCGCGCCGCCGGTTGGCTGGTGGATTATGCCGGCACCACGATTACCGTTCCGGCGGCGACCTCGTTCACCGTGCGCGTGGTCAATGGCGCCGGCGCGCTGCAGGAGATCAAGCGTCAGGTTCAGGACTTCCGCATGACAATGTGGTGTCCGGATCCCGCGACCCGGGATGCCGCGGCGCCGGTGATCGACCTTGCCCTCGCCGCCCAGAACTTCATTTCGTTAGCGGATGGGTCGTGCGGG